GCAGAACTCGCCGCCGCTTGTTTGCAAGACGACGACGAAGATGATGATCTACAACCTTTCTAGTCCTTATCGAATCCAATAAGGCGTTCTAAATACCAGGACGCTTTCCTAAGTGATTCAGTGCCACCTTTATGTTTCTCACGCCAAACATACTTGGCAATATTACCTTTTAGATAACCACGATATTCCTCTGGTGTAAGCTGGGCTTCAATTGCTTCAATGCATTCAAGCCCGCCTTCTGTGTAATGAGGAGGATGGTTTACGTAATCGGTGTCAGTAGGTTTTTTTAACCAGGGGACAGGACACACACCATCCTTGCATTCCATACTTTCATCTACCGCATCAAACCACGTCTTTTGGCCGACAGCATCATCTCCTTCTCGTCCGGCTCCTCCAGCTCCATTACCAGCGTCTTGGACCTCGGTGATGCTCCCATTTCCATCCCTTCCTCCATTGAAGGAATATAGCCCGTCGTTCCCAGACGTGCTCCCTCTAAATTCAGTTGTTTCCGTTCCAATCCACTCTCGCATGCCACTAAACCTCGATTGTACATGTCATACAATGGTACGTCATTTTCTTCATTAGCGAGAGGTTGACCGAATGTTTCATCAGTCAAACAACGGCAACTAACTTCATCTTTGACAAAGTTATCCAGAAAGCTTGCAGCAGAATGCATCACAGCAATTAGTTGATTTACTTCTTTTACAATAATAAGATGGCAAACATATTAAGACCTACATACGATCCTCGGCAGGATTCAGGTACTTCTGGAGCTGAAGTATCTGACCTACGGCCTGAACAGGCATATGACACAGATCTAAGAAGGCTGGATGAAGATAAAAGAGATGCGGCTGAATCGGTTAATCGTAAACAAAATCGTGTAGCTAAATTTTTTAAAGCGGCACGCACTGCTGGTAGATACCGCCAACGTGCTGGTATCGCAGAGCCTACAATCGATGGAGAAACACCACGCTCACGTTTGGAGATCAATGGTGTTGAATTACCTTCTCTTGGGGACTCAGGCGGGCGTGCCGGTGGTATGAGCTACGCCCGTAAGCCTTCGATTCAATTCGGCAAACCCTTTGGTTAAACCTGAGAAAACACTACGTTATTAGGTTGGTCTTGATACTTACCTTTCCGATCCTGGTAAGTAGTGTGGCAAGGATTACCACGATAGAAAAGTAATTGAGTAATCCCTTCATTCGCATAGATGCGATTGAACAAACCAGTGCAATTACTAATTTCAAGCGTCAGGTAGCCTTCCCAACCACTTTCTGCTGGCGTAATGTTTACCAAGATACCAGAGCGTGCATAGGTAGATTTACCTACAGCAACAACAGTAACGTCACGAGGTAACTTCAAACGTTCTTGTGCAACGCCAAGGCAATAGCCATATGGAGGCAGCAAGAAGTACTTACCGCGTTCATCCTCCAGGAGATCAGCGGGCTTTAAGATGTCGGGATCAAAATCTTTTGGATCACAATCACCAGCTTGTACCTTACCGAAGATCAAGCATTGTTTTGGGGAAAGGCGGATATCGTAACCATAAGAGCTAAGGCCATAGCTAAGTAACTTACGGTCATCCTCACGACTGATCAGATGATCAACAAAAGGTTGAATCATCTCCTCTTCTTCAGCGAGTTTTTTGATTTCCCAGTCGGCAAGGACGCTCATAAATCCCTGTAATCGCTCTTTAGTATACTAAATCAAACAAGGAGATGGCCACGTTCTCCATACACTTTGACGAACGTATCCACAGCATCAGTGGAAGCATCCTGTGGCGGCAAGTAGACAAGGAATGAGGTGCACGTTTGTTTTCTTTTTACCTCTCCATCTTTATTGCACAATAGATAAGGTGCAGTTCGTAAGATGCACATTGGAAACTTGAAGATCTTTGGCTCGTAACGAATCATGTCAGGACAGTTGGAGAAATATAAACCTTGTTTAATCTCTCTCGCTAACCACGCATGGTACATCCGACGAAACCACACTGCATGGGATGAAGTCAATGAAATAGAAGATGCCCTTGTCATCTTCCAGCGTTCATTCTTTTTATCCCAGAAGTATGCGCCCGCTGGTGGAAACAAATAAGCACTTCCGTACCACTGCTGGCTATTCAAACCATCATCCGATGGTGTGTAATATTCTGTAGCTTGTACATATTCGTTGGCAACTTTTGAACTTGCAACATCAAGATCAATGCCACCCATCAGTTCATTTGCAGCCATCACAAGGTCAGATGACGTGATAAGCTCAGCGCCTTCATTACGTGCTGTTACGCTACGTACCCTATGTTCACTCATTTGTCAGACACCTGGTTGTAATCAATTTCAAGGTAACGCAAGCCCTCATTATCGTTGATTACATAACCAGCTTTTTCCGTTGGATCAATCTTCTGTGCAGCTGCCAAGATTCGACGGAATGTTTCTGCTAGATCACCTTCGTTGCTACGTTCACAATCTTCTTGTGCAGCATGCAGTTCTTTTAGCGTCCAAAAGAACATCGAACGTTCTTTGTTCTTTGGTTGAAACACCATTACACCTGGACCTTCCAGCTCCCACATCTTGCAGTATTGCTGGCCCATATCACCTAGCACCAACTTGATTGTTGCATCAAGCATCTTTGCTTTTGTTTCGTCCATTTCTGGACCAATAACAGAAGCAATTAATTTTTCTCGGCGGTCCATTCTTCTAATAATCCTTGTTTATGAAGTGATTCTATAAGCTTTTGTGTTGGTTGGTATAGTACAACTAATTTGCCCAACACTCCTCTTTTTTTAAGAAGCTTTCCGTTTTCATCCCTTACCTTACTAAATTCCCCAGAACGTATCAGATACTCTGCAACGCAACGCAACCTTCTTTTTAAAGGCAACTCAGCTTGGGGAAATTTACCACAAATTGTATCGGGTTTTAAATCTAGGAAAGCAAGACGCAATCTATTGGCAAGTGTCATGCCAGAGTTAGCATCCTCTTCTTCGTAGCTTTTTAAATTTTGCAGGTACCTCCTAAGACACCCATCATCAAACGAACCTTCCGGCGGCAAGAACATTTCAATCTGGAGCACCAGAGATTCAGGTAATTCCTGCACATGGTTTTTGATGGTTATTGAATCTATATCGATTCCTTTAAAACGATGTGCCATTACTCAAGAAATTCCTTGTCTGGTTTGTATAAGTTGTATGTACCTCTTAAGTTCTTTTCATCTGTTTTTTCATTACGCGCAAATGATTGGACAAGGTAGTTCCAGGGGACACGTATAACTGCTTTTCGTTTTACATCAGGTGATACGTTCACGTAATGGATCCCTTCGGTCCACCCTTTTGACGGATCTTTTCTTCCAATTGAAATCCAGTTACGTATCGTTTGATCAGATACGCCAAGCCTTTTGCCACACTCTTCTGTAGAGATGTATTCATCAGCAAAAGCCTGTGGATTCAATCCATCAGTTTCTCCTGTTGCATAGCGGCTTTGCCACATGGAAGAAAGGACATTCCTGATACCTTTCAACTCATGCGCAATGTCGGACAGGCTTTTTCTTAAACCGTACTGCATAATTTCAACAACCTCTTTTAGGTGCTAATCTGTGAAAAACCAACCTGGAACATGGAAGAACAAATTCCCCCTAGTCAACCACCTGCTCCCCAGCAATCAGAACCGCCTATTACTCCAGAGATGCTGGAGATGCTGAAAGCCAGGGCACGTCAGGCAGCAGTACAACAAACACTGGGTCAAAGAGAAGGGGGTGTATCTATTCCTCCTCAACCGCAACGTGTTGTTTACGTTCGACGTAATTTAACGGTTGCAGAAATCCTCATTGTTATTTTGCTTTCTTGCGGAATTGTAACAGGAATTCAATGGACTTGGAACTTTGCAACCAATGTGTTGCCACGTATTGAAATTAAGGTAAACTAAGTAATCAGCTCTATAATAAAAAGAGAATAGTTAGCAGTGGATAGGTGTCAAATCGACGTATTACCGATTTTCCATCAATTAATGGGGCCGACATTCAAGAGCTAGACCTTTTAACTCTGGTCTCAGTTTTTGAAGTTGACCCCACACTGCGCAACAAAAAAATTACCTTTACCGAATTCAAACAATATTTAAGCAGTTTCTATGCCAGCCTTCTTCCCTCTTCTTACCTGTTTAGCGAGTTGCCTGTAGGCACGCTAGGTACACAAGTAATTGTTACGGATGCAAACTCTCCATCTGTTGGTAACCCTGTAACAGGAGGAGGTAGCGCAAAAGCTTTGTGCTGGTACAACGGAATCT